GTACCTACAAGAAGTGTTCGACAATGCAGTCGATGTAGTAGCAGTAGACACGGAAACAACCGCCCTGTACCCACGAGATGGCCATGTACTTGGTCTTAGCTTGAGTTACAAGAAAAAGCAGGGCCGATATATTCTAACAGACGTATTGGATGATCGTCACCTAGAGTTGATCAACAAAATTATCGACAAGTACGATATCGTGTTTCACAACATGAAGTTTGACTACAAGATGATCTATTACCATCTAGGAATCGACTTCAATCGGACCAAAGTACACGACACAATGGTTATGCACTATGTGTTGGACGAGACTGATAGCCATGGTTTGAAGCAGCTGGCCCTAAAGTACACCGACTACGGCGATTACGACAATGAACTAGACGACTTCAAGAAGAGTTATTGCAAGCAGCAGGGTTTGCTAGAAGAAGACTTTACTTACGACCTCATTCCCTTTGATGTGATAAGCAAGTACGCTGCCATCGACACTGCTGTAACCCTAGAACTGTACGAAAAGTTTCATCCACTAATTCAAAAGAATCCCAAATTGTTATGGGTATACCAAAACCTTCTCATCCGTGGTACATTGTTCTTGATGGACATGGAAGAAGTAGGAATTCCCATCAGCCGTCCTCGTATGGAAGCAGCAGGTGGTTATCTTGACAAGTGGATTCTAGAAGCTAAAGAAAAAGTTTATGCGTTTGAGGAAGTTAAAGCATTCGAGAAAGATTCGGGAAAGATATTCAATCCCAACTCGGTCCAACAGCTTAGAACGGTTTTGTTTGACTATGTGGGACTTACTCCAACAGGCAAACTCACCAAAACGGGGGCACTATCAACCGATGCCGAAGTACTTGAGGAACTCAGTGAAGAGCATCCCCTTCCTGCCCAGATCCTTACAGTTCGTCAGCTTGCTAAGATTCAGTCAAGCTATGTTGCAAAAATTCTACCGGAGTTAGATCGTGATAGCCGAATTCGTACCAATTTTAATCTTATCTTTACCACTAGTGGCCGTTTATCTAGCAGTGGTAAGTTTAATGCTCAGCAAATTCCGCGAGATGATCCAATCATTAAGGGATGCATACGAGCCCCCGACGGTTATAAGATTGTAAGTCAGGACTTGACTACAGCAGAGATGTATTATGCTGCTGTGTTGAGTGGTGATAAGAACCTGCAAAGTGTGTTCTCCAGCGGCGGGGACTTTCACTCTAGTATTGCTAAAATGGTATTTGCATTACCATGTGAGGTAGAAGATGTTAAAAAACAGTATGGGTCTTTACGGCAGTCGGCGAAAGCAATCAGTTTCGGAATATTATACGGTTCAGGCCCAGCAAAGGTTAGCCAATCGGTTACGAAAGCAACTGGCGAATCCTACCCTATCAGTCAAGCAAAAGACGACATTGAGCAGTACTTTACTAGGTTTAAGAAGCTCAAGAATTGGTTGGATCAGCGAAAGGCATTCATTGAGATTAATGGGTATACCTATAGTTTCTTTGGTCGTAAAAGGCGTTTACCAAACGTATTCTCCGCGGACAAAGGCATTGCGGCGCATGAAGTACGTTCGGGCATTAATGCAGAAGTACAAAGCCTAGCGAGTGACGTAAATTTATTGGGCGCTATGGACACTCACGATGAGTTGAAGAGGATGAAGATGAAGAGTAAAATCTTTATGTTAGTACACGACTCAATTGTGGGATTGGTGCCTGATAGTGAGGTTGAAAACTACTGCGAGATCCTAAAGACAATGACTCAAAAAGATCGTGGCTGCGGGATTTCGGGCAGTCCTATTGGAGTCGACCAAGACATTGGCCAAGACTACAGCTTTGACAAATTTGACGAACACTACAGCCTAGAAAACGGGATTCTTGTTAAAAATGCTTAATCGAATACAGTTTCCAATCTATCACTTGGGTCAAGACAAACCGACTAAGGAAGGTACTCGCTGGTATTACCACTACGAAGTACACCACAAAGACGGTGAAATCGACCCTAAAATTGTAGTAGTCGACGACACCTCCGTGACCGGCAACAGTCTCGCCATGAGGAGATTGCAGCTTAAAAACAACGGCGTACAACTGGCAAAACTACGTCATGCCGTGTTTTTCTTGGGCGACATGATCAAATTGAGCAAGGCCGGCACTTGGTTCATCGACAGTGAAGGCACAGTGTTTGAGTACCGTAAGACCAAAAGAGTCCCGTTAGTATTTAAACCCATCAGTCAAGTGATTCCTATTCGTACGGGCGGTGCAATTGTAGAAGTTCAGGGCATTGGAACCAGATTCAAAGTTTTGCACGCGCCAAACCAACACACAAAATATGCTGGATTGTTGCTGGTGGGTACAGGCTATCTGTTATACGGATTGTATGAAGACAAACTGCCTGATACAGTAAGAATGGTATGACAACGGACAAACCCAAAGCAATTATCAGCAACCGAATATACTTTAAACCACGAGATCAAGCTCACTTAAAAGAGATCATGGAGGCCCTGACCTATCGTATCGAAATGAAGAGTGGCAAGAAGGGCAAGACTAAAAAGATTGAAACCATCAAGAACTACAAGGTCTTACCAAAAGACATTGTTAGTGTGCCACAGGGTCGATTGGACCTGATACCAGAAGGATATGAGGTGTTAGACAAGCGTGTAACTCACGAAGTTCCGTTTCCTAACCCACGTTTCCCTCTACGTGACAGTCAACAGCCGGTCTACAATCAGGTAGACGACACCTGCTTTATCAATGCACTGGTAGGCTGGGGCAAGACCTTTACAGCTCTGCACTTGGCACGTAAGTTGGGTCAAAAGACCTTGGTTATCACACACAACACATTTCTACGAGACCAGTGGGTAGGCGAAGTAGAAAGTCTATACGGTTTAACACCTGGCGTGATTGGAAGTGGTGAGTTTGATATTGAGGACCACTTTGTGGTAATTGGTAACATTCAAACCGTGACCAAACACATGGCCACATTGAGCAAAGAGTTTGGTACAATCATCCTAGACGAAGCACACCATGTACCTGCTGATACCTTCAGCAGTTTGATTGACGGCATGTACAGTCGCTATCGTATTGCACTCAGTGGTACAATGGAACGTACTGATGGCAAACACATAGTGTTTCGTGACTACTTTGGCGACAAGGTGTACAGACCGCCGCAGGCTCATACACTCAACCCGGTCGTAAAAATTGTCAACACAGGTCTTCACCTAAAAAATGACGGTACTTGGGTAGAAAAGATCAACGACTTACTATACGACGAAGACTATCAGAACTTTATCGCCAGCATGGCTAAGATTCAGATCAGTCATGGGCACAGTGTGTTAGTAGTAGCAGACCGAACCGAGTTTTTAGAGAAAGTGAAGGACAAAGTTGGAAAAAATTGCGCGCTTGTTACAGGGTCCACAACATACGAACAACGCAAGGACATCATTGAAGAACTCGAGAGTGGCAAAAAGGTGTGCGTTGCTGGATCCCGTCAGATCTTTTCCGAAGGAATCTCTGTCAATAGACTTAGTTGCGTTATCCTGGCAGTGCCAACCTCAAATCCAATTAGCTTAGAACAGATAATTGGACGAATCATGAGACTACACCCAGACAAACCCGATCCAGTGGTATTAGATATAGCATTTGCCAGTGGACCTGAACGCCGTCAGGCAGCACTCAGACTGGGTTTCTATATGGACAAGGGCTGGACAGTAGAGAGACTGTAAGGCAAAATAAATTTTGACTTGCACACACAAATCACAAATGCTATAATAGTTGTTCTTAAGGCAAATAATGGCTTTATTTTTTAATTTGGAGATTTTAGAGCGGGAAGCTGCGGGTGACCCCGATAAATTCCTAGCAATGCTTACCTATCATCACCGTGGCAGCATCCCCTCTAGATCTACATCTAAATATAAACCTAGTAAATCATCGCTTAAAGGCACCAGTTACATACTGAATCCTGATCCTGTATTGAACCTAGAAAACATAGACCCTGGTTACAGAACACAATACATAAGACTGGCAGGAAGACGTGACTGGTTCCTCTATAAAACACATGGCGTAATAACACTAGACAGATCATTCTTTCCAGATCTCCTGACAGAGAAATTGAAAAGAAATCCATTATTAATTATTGAAACCAATCTAATCAAATTTAAATACGAGGAAATTTACAATGGCTCTAAAGTTTGGCGACACCAAAGGCAAGGCAGTTAAGAAGTCAGTTGAGGCTTACGAGTACAAAGACGGCGAGAATAGTGTTCGTCTAATCGGTGGTGTGTTACCACGATATGTATACTGGTTGAAGGGCACCAACAACAAGGACATTCCAATCGAGTGTTTGGCTTTTGATCGTGAAAAGGAAAAGTTCACAAACACAGAAATGGACCATGTTCCAGCTTACTTCTCTGATAAGAAGTGCAGTTGGGCTTACTCAATCAACTGTATCGACCCCAAGGACGGCAAGGTCAAGGCTCTCAACCTGAAGAAGAAGCTGTTTGAGCAGATTCTCAATGCGGCTGAAGACCTAGGTGATCCAACGGACTACGATAGTGGTTGGGATGTTGTGTTCAAGCGTACCAAGACTGGTCCTCTACCCTTCAATGTAGAGTACAATCTGTCAGTATTGAAGTGCAAGCGTCGCGCACTGAGTACAGATGAAAGGGCCTTGGCTGATGGAGCAGAAGACATTGACTCAAAGTTTCCTCGTCCCTCTCCAGACGAAGTAAAGGCCGCTCTAGAAAAGCTAGTAGCCGGCGCTGCTGAAGACGAGAGTGTAGATCCAGAATCTATCAAAGAACTAGGTTAACAAAAAAGCCCCTAAGAACACGAACTCTTAGGGGCTTTTCTCACTGAGGAACTATGAAATTACTATTTACTGCTGACATACACATAAAATTAGGTCAGAAGAATGTTCCTGTCGATTGGGCTAAAAATCGATATGAGATATTAATGGATCAGTTGTGGGAGATCCAAGAGCGCTGTGACGTCATGATTGTTGGTGGAGACTTGTTTGATAAACTACCCAACATGGAAGAGCTCGAAATCTATTTCGATTTTGTAGCCAGTTGCAAAATTCCTACCTATATCTACAGCGGCAATCATGAAGCAGTCAAAAAGAATACTACTTTTTTGACAAACTTAAAAAGCGCTACCACTAGGATTAATAGTCAGGTATCAATTGTAGACGACTACTGGCACAAATTGCCAGGCATTGATATTATTCCTTATAACAGATTGAAGGAATGGGAAAAAGATCCTGACAACACTTTTTATAGCTTACACAACAGAATACTTTGCACCCATGTAAGAGGAGAGATACCACCACATGTTAAACCCGAAGTACCTCTGGAACTTTTTGACCGCTGGAGTTTGGTTCTGGCCGGTGACCTTCACAGTTATGACAATTGCCAGCGTAATATTCTTTACCCTGGTAGTCCCGTTACCACTAGTTTTCATCGTGGTCTTGTCGACACCGGCGTTATTATTGTGGATACTGATACTTTGGAGCATGTTTGGCAGAAGTTAGAAGTACCGCAGTTGATCCGTAAAACTGTAAAAGCTGGCGAGCCCATGACTGCCACAGACTACCATCACACCATCTACGAAGTAGAGGGTGACATGAGTGAATTGAGTGGCGTAGAAGATAATGAACTAATCGACAAAAAGATTGTCAGGCGAGAAACAGACACGGCGCTCATCTTGGCCCCAGAACTAACGCTGAGTGAAGAAGTGAGCGAATACTTGCGTTATGTATTAAATCTAAATGAGGACGCAATACAAAAAGCACTAAAGGAATTAAAAGACAATGAACACAAACTCAACTAAAGCCATCGTATTCAGCCAAGAAAACTGTGTGGCCTGTAACAATGCTGTCTCCCTATTGAAAAGTCGTGGCTACGTAATAGAAGTTCGCAAGATTGGTGATGGTGAAACTTGGACTAAACAAGACCTATTAGAACTGGTGCCTGACGCCCGAAGCGTGCCTCAGATCTTTGTTGGTAATTACTATGTTGGTGGACTTCCTCAACTAAAGCAGTTTTTGGGGAACCAATGATCACACTAAAAAAGATGAAGTGGAGCAATCTGTTTAGTTATGGCGAAAATAACGAACTAGATTTTTCCACTTCTCCATTGACACAAATTGTAGGCAGAAATGGCCACGGCAAGAGTAGTATAGCACTGATCTTAGAGGAAGTGTTATACAACAAAAACTCTAAAGGCATCAAGAAAGCTGACATTTTAAATCGCAATGTAAAAGCCAAAAACTACTCTATCGAACTAGAGTTTGGCAAAGATGACAGTAACTATGTAATCAAAACAGTACGTGGTGCCACACAAACTGTTAAACTGACGTGTGATGATGAAGATATCAGCAGTCATACTTCTACTGCTACCTACAAGACTATTGAAGAACTGATTGGCTACGATCACAAGACATTTTGCCAGATTGTGTATCAGAGTAGTAGTGCTAGTTTGGAGTTCTTAACAGCTACCGACGGCAATCGTAAAAAGTTTTTGATTGACCTATTGAACCTGACAAAGTATGTAGAGTTGGGTGATGTGTTTAAAGGCTTGGCTACAGTTGTTGATAAAGCAGTTACAGCAGCAAATGCAAAGATAGCAAGTTGCGACGACTGGTTGAAGAAGTACCGAGCTTCAGACTTGACAAAGCAAGAAGTCCAGACAGTACCTGATCAACCAAAAGACTTAGAAGACAGTTGTCAGGCTGTTCGTGATACCATCAGAGATATTGAAGCCAAAAACAAAGCAATTGTACAAAACAACAAGTACAAAGAATTGTTAGAAAGTTTAGTGCTTCAACCAGTTGGACCTAAGCCGGGTAGTCAAATACCCGAGTACACTCGTGAAAAGATTGAATTAGCTAAAACTGTCAAAGACTGTGACAGTTTTATTTCCAAGATGGGTAAGCTGGGTAGTGTATGTCCTACTTGTTTACAAGACATTGACAAACACAAAATTGATGACCTACTAGAAGAGCAAAAATCTTCCAAGAGTTGCGCATCTACCAGAATTCAAGAACTTGAAGCACTGATTCGTAATCTAGAAGTTGAAGTAAAGCAATGGGAAAAGCTCAATGAGACCAAAGAGCTATATGAAGAATACCACGCTCTGTACAACCCAGACATTGCAGGCGAAATCTTAGACAAGAAAACCTTGGAAGAAACCATCAAGTCTACAGAGGTTTCTATACAGCAAGTCAAAGACACTATCAGAAAAATAACTGACACCAACAGCAGGGCAATTGCTCATAATGCCAAAGTAGATGTTATTTTAGGTCAACTTGAAGAAATGGAAGCTAGTCTGGTTGTACACAGGGGTGAACTAGAAGAAGCCGCGGGTAGGCTTGCAACTCTACAGGTGTTAGTAAAAACTTTTAGCCCAACCGGATTGGTTGCATACAAGATCGAGTGTCTAGTCAAGGATCTGGAGTCTACCACAAACGAGTACTTAGGCGAATTGAGTGGTGGTCGTTTTCAACTAGGATTTAGAATTGCAGGTAGTGATAAATTGAATGTAGTTATCACAGACCACGGCAAAGACATTGAAATCTTGGCATTGAGTGGTGGCGAAAGAGCCAGAGTAAACGCAGCAGCCCTGTTGGGTATTCGTAAGCTGATGCAGAGTTTAAGCAATACACGTATAAACCTACTAATCTTAGATGAAACCATCGAGAACTTGGATCTTGAAGGCAAAGAAAAATTAGTAGAAGTGTTGTTGCGAGAAGAGTACTTAAACACATTTGTTATATCGCATGGGTTCCAACACCCACTCCTAGAAAAGATCACAGTGGTAAAACAAAACAACATTTCTAGGATAGATAATGGTTGATAGCAGAGATAAAGGTAGCAGAGCAGAAACTGCTGTAAAAAAGACCTTAAAAGATCTCACAGGGTTGGACTGGCAGCGTACCCCTGGTAGTGGTGCCCTAGATGCTAAGCACCTAATGAAGGGCGATTTATACCTTCCAGGTATTGGCAATGTGTTTTGTGTAGAAGTAAAACACTACCAAGACGATCACCTTACCAGTAAGATCCTAACTGACAAAGTTCCACAACTATTTCACTGGTGGGAACAGTGCAAACGTCAAGCAGATCAGGTCAACCGAGAACCATTGTTGATCTTCAAGTTTGATCGCAGTAAAATGTTCTGCGCTTTTGAACTGATGCCTAACTCACACCTGCCATTTATGTATGTAAGTCGTAATGGTTTTGAGTTTTATGTGGCAGTTTTAGAAGACTGGATCAAACTGGAACGTCCACAATTTGTATGTTGAATGTCGCTATTCAATATTATATAATAGTAGATTAACTAAACAATCAACATGAGTATTGAATTCAACAAAGTACAAGAGCTAGAGCCCAACACTGCTCTAGTAGTAGACTGTCTCAACTTGGGTTTTCGGTGGAAGCACAGTGGTGACACCGACTTTCTCGACAGTTATGTCAGAACAGTGGACAGTCTACGCAAAAGCTATAAGGCTGGTAGAGTCATCCTAACCTGTGACAGTGGCAGTAGTAGCTATCGCAAAGCCATCTATCCTGAATACAAACAAAATCGCAAAGACAAGTTTGATCAACAAACTCAAGAAGAGCAGTTGGCCTTTGAACGATTCTTTACAGAGTTTAATCGTGTAATGGATCACTACAAAACCAGTTCAAAGCACCCACTGTTTCGTTTTGAAAAGTGTGAGGCTGATGATATTGCTGCATACATTGTCAAATATCGCAAAAAGCTGGGCATTGACAAGGTCGTATTGGTATCTAGTGATCGTGACTGGGACTTGTTGGTATCTGAAGACGTAATGAGGTTCAGTTACGTTACACGCAAAGAAATTACATGGGAAAATTGGAACGAACACTATGAGTATAACCCTGCTGATCATATTAGTATCAAGTGCCTTACTGGCGATTCCGGTGATAACATTCCTGGTGTGGCCGGAATTGGTCCGAAAAAGGCGCAAACTCTGGTATCTCAGTATGGCAGTACCTGGGATATCATTGGTAATTTGCCAATTTCTAGTAAGTATAAATATATTCAAAGTCTTAACGAGTTCGGGGCTGATGCCTTGATGTTGAACTATCGATTGATGGATTTGCTAGAGTTCTGCGACGAAGCACTTGGCCCACAAAACTGTGAAACTATCAACAACACACTTCTAAATTATGCTAATTAAACTAGAACATCCTGCATGTATGCCTACTCGCAGCAATCCTACTGATGCTGGACTAGACCTGCGCTGCAAACAAACGATCACCCTGCAAATGGGTAAAAGAACACTGGTACCGACCGGTGTTTCAGTAAAAATTCCTGTAAATCACGTGGGCTTGCTGTTTCCACGTAGCTCACTGAGCAAACAGGGCATTACAATGACCAATTCGGTTGGTGTAATTGACAGTGATTATCGTGGCGAAATAATGGCTTCACTCATGTTTAATGGGGTCCCAGGAAACTGCAACGAAACAGATCTACCAGTAGGTGAGCGAATCGTTCAGCTGGTAGTAGTTCCAATTCTACTTCCAGAACTAGAAGTGGGCAATTGGTCAGACGAATTATGGAATGATACACAACGCGGTACTGGCGGATTCGGCAGTACTGGAAAGGCATAATATGGCAGTAAGTACAAGAGCACAAGTAATTACACGACGAACATACAACCGTCCAACAGACGATACGGGATTGAACTTTGAAACCTGGCAGGAAACTGTTGGCCGAGTTATCGATCATCAAGCATGGCTGTGGGAACGAGCAAAGGGTGACGAACTAAACGACCAGGAATACGCAGAACTCTACGATCTAGAACAGTTGATGTTGGATCGCAAGGTCCTAATGAGCGGCAGATCATTGTGGTTGGGTGGCACAGATGTTGCCAAGAAGCGTGAAGCATCACAATTTAACTGCAGCTTTACCTGCGTAGAGACCGTATATGACGTAGTAGACTGTCTGTGGTTGTTACTTCAGGGTTGCGGTGTAGGATTCAAGCCTATTGTAGGCACACTGAATGGCTTCTCTAAGCCAATCAAGAACATCAAGACTGTTCGGAGCACACGAACTGAAAAGGGCGGCAGTGAAAACAACGCAGAGTTCTGGGATCCAGACACTAAAACATGGACTATCCGTGTTGGCGACAGTGCCGAGGCTTGGGCAAAGAGTATTGGAAAGCTACTGGCCGGTAAGTATCCTGCTGACACTCTTGTGCTTGATTTTAGTCAGTTGCGACCTGCTGGTGAAAGGTTAAAGGGGTATGGCTGGATTAGTAGTGGTGATGAAGCAATCAGTGTGGCTTACACTGCTATTGCTCGTATTCTTAATGGTCGTGCCGATAGCCTTCTTACTAGGATGGATATTCTCGACATTGTTAATTGGCTTGGGACTATTCTGTCTAGTCGACGAAGCGCTGAGATTGCACTTTTCGAGTATGACCAACCTGAGTGGAAAGAATTTGCGTTAGCAAAGAAGGACTGGTGGCTGCATGGAAACAGTCAGCGCCAACAGAGTAACAACAGTCTGGTTTTCAGGAAGAAGCCTACCTATGAAGAAATCAGTCAAATCTTCGACTTAATGTTGGAAGGTGGCGGCAGCGAGCCTGGTTTTATTAACGCAGTTGAAGCCACTCGTCGTGCACCTTGGTTTGCTGGTTGCAATCCTTGTGTAGAAATCCTGTTGGGTAACAAGAGCTTCTGTAACTTGACAGAAACAGACATTGGCAAGTTTAAGGGCAACAATGCAGGAATGCACGAAGCCATCAGACTAGCAGCTCGTGCTAACTACCGTCAGACTTGCGTAGACTTGAAGGACGGCATTTTGCAAGAGAGCTGGCACTTGAACAACTACTTCCTACGGCTATGTGGTGTAGGCTTGACAGGTATAGTAAAACGTCCTGACATGACGGGTTATGACTATGAATATCTTAAGCGTACAGCAACTGCTGCCGCGGTTGGAATGGCCGATGAACTTGGGCTACCACGACCAAAGAATATTACCTGTATCAAGCCCAGTGGTACACTATCCAAGATCATGGACACCACAGAAGGCGTACACAAGCCGCTAGGCAAGTACATTTTCAACAATGTACAGTTCTCCAAATTTGATCCAGTCGTAGACAAAATGAGAGCAGCTAACTACAAGGTCATCAATCATCCCACAGACCCTAGTGGTGTGTTAGTGACTTTTCCTGTCAAGTGGGACGATGTACCCTTTGACAAGGTTGATGGTAAAGAAGTCAATTTAGAGAGTGCGTTGGACCAGCTGGAACGTTACAAGATGATTCAGACCAGCTGGACTCAGCAGAATACGTCAGTGACTATCAGTTATGATCCCAGCGAAGTTGAAGACATTAAACACTGGTTGTTGAACAACTGGGACTGCTATGTAGGAGTAAGTTTCCTATTCCGCAGTGATCCCACAAAAACAGCCAAAGACTTGGGATATCTCTACCTGCCACAAGAGGTAGTAGATGAACAAACGTACCACGAGTACACTCAAAACCTGTTGCCCGTTGATATTAACACAGCCAATAGTTTTGAAGAGATCGTGGAAGAAGGTTGCGCTACAGGCGCTTGTCCAATTAAATAAGGTTAAAACATGGAATTTACATTTACAGTAACAGAACAAGAAGCAAACATGATCCTAGCAGGGATTCAGGAACTTCCTGCAAAAGTGGCCAATCCACTAACGCAGAAGTTACAGACCCAAGCACAAGAGCAGATGCCGAAGCAGCCTGTTGAATAAAGAAAAAGCCCCTCAATCTTGATGATTGAGGGGCTTTTTTCATTTGTGACGATTTTCCAAGTCTGCTTTGATTGTTTTAAGCATTAAAACAACCAGTACAAAAGCTACTGAAATATTTAAGGCAGTTTCGCCTAATATTCCAATACTCCAATAGCTCAGGGGAAATTCGGGACCTAGGGTCCATTGGCACAGAATAGTAATACCGGTAAATAGGCTTATCAAACCAATATACCACATAGAGGTTACAACCCAGTGTGGCATTTCTTTGTCGTGTAGGGCTGTATATAGGGCTCCTACAAATATAGATAAGTGGGCTGCAAAATTAAGAGTTAAATGACTTGCAGACACAAAGTCAAGAGCTGAGGAAATCATCTTTTGTTACCTTTCTCTGACCTTTTAATGTCTTGTACGGCTTCTACTATGTCTTTGTTTTGGTTTTTTACCAAAAAGTTAGCCACCATTCCCAATACTGTGTAAGCTAAAAACCCTACACAGAACCCACTCATTAATTGAGTTTCCCAGTTGTTGTCTATGTTTAATATTTGCAACAGTGGTTGTGCAAACACCATGGCACTTCCAACACTCATTCCGCCTCTCATAAATGCTTCACCAATCGTTTTGGGTCTGATGAAGGTTAAGATTGCAAATCCGCCAAAAAGTCCACCTACCATAGAGGCGACTTTTGCAGTTAAATAACCTGTTGGATCAGCCATAGGTCATCCTTTAGTTGTTTTCGCGAGCTCTTACTATCTGATCTCGCTTAGCTCTGGCCCAAGATTGGCCACCATCTCCACCCCACAAGTCCCAAGCTACTCTGCCTGCGCTTGGAAAGCCTTCTTCTCCGCTGTTGAATCCTGTTGCCTTTTTGTCTACTTCGTGTCTGCTAAAGAATGAGTGCATTCTCATTACTGTACTAGCAGTTAAGTTTTCGCGGTTGGCAAGTTGATTTGCTCTGGCTAAGCCCACACGGGTTCCGCCAGAGTGGCCTTCCTTTTTCCATTTTAATGCACGACGAGCTGCTGAAGCCATACCAGTTGTAGGCTTGTAGGTTGTTGCTGCCTTTTCAAAGTAGCCTTTTTCAGGATCTTCGTCTGGCATGTCTGCGTCGTGGTCAACGTCGCCTTCCATTTCCCACTGATCACACACTCTGATGGGACTCACAGTCATATTCCAACGACTGCAGTACCACACAGGCATGTCATCAATGTCTGTAAACTTGGGAGTGACTGGAAGTTGACTTTCGCTCCATTCACCGGCTGGACCTTCTATGATGCAGTCCAGGGTCTCTGGTGATCTGTCATGATGATGGCAACTGGCGCATACCCTCATACGAGCTTGGCCCTCACTGACACCCCAGACTTCCTGCTTGAGTTCCCAAAATTCGGGATTGCTGTCACGAGCTTCGGCAGGTCCGTAGTTGGCGTATTGAACCGCTGCCAAGTGGTTGCTTAAATTAATATCTGGATACATTGTACCCACTGGACACAGTTCTTTGGCCATCTCACTCTCAATTCTTATAAGCTAAAATTATAGATTTACACATCTTGGATCGGACAATGTCACTGTCCAAGAAACGTACAACTTCAATACCCTTGATGCCTTCTAGTCGCTTAACAGCATCCATCAATCCAGTATCGACAATGTCGCTCTGTTCCTCATCGCCACTAATAATCATTTTAGTGTTTTTTCCGATTCGGCTCAACAACATTTTTAACTCTGTTTTGGTTGCGTTTTGTGCTTCGTCTACCAATACAATGGCATTGTCAAAAGTAGCACCTCTCATAAATCCCAGGGGACGAGGATCGATTGCTTTTGACTTTATGGCGTACTCATAAAACCCCTTGCCCAAACTGTTAGAAAACACTTGATCAAAAGGATCCAAGTAGGGAGCATACTTTTCTTCCAAAGTGCCGGGCAAAAATCCCAATCCACGGCCAGTTTCTACGTTTGGTCGGGTCAAAATAATCTTGTCTACGCGACGGTGGAATAACTCACTTGCAGCATAGCTTGCAGCTACATAGGTCTTGCCGGTACCTGCACTGCCAATACCAAAAACAATATCATTGGTTTTTATAGCATTTAAATACGTTTCCTGTATATAGTTTAGTGGTTTTACTTCTCTGAACTCTGTTTTAACTAAAAAACTGTTATCAGAGCCTTGACTCATTGCTCGTCGAGCTTTCTTGCCACTGTTATTTGCCATATATTTTGAAGGTTGGTTGATAAATACTTAGAGAAGGAACTTGCCTTCTGCTAAGCGTCGGCGTGTTAATCCGTTTAACACAATGCCTTGTGCTTTATTCCATTTTTGTATTTCTTCGTACGCACCGTTCCAGTCGGCTTGGTTGACCCGTTTACGTAGAGTGCTGATTCTGTAGTTGCCTAAACCACAGTTGTAACAAAAACTAATGATTGCCGCCAACCTTCTGGGCGGTTCATTTATTAAATCTGGACTAAGGCTGAGTGCTCCTGCAACAAACTTTGAAAGCATACTCTCAAAGCGTTCGTCTGCCTGCTGACGCGTCCATACTAGTCCAGGCACAATGTCAGGTCCAGTTGTACCCCAGCCAATAGTCCAAGGGTGGCCTGCTTTGAGCAGTTGTTCTGGTGTCATGGTCGCGGCTTGGGCCTTTGACACCAGACCCCTACCTAGTGGACTGGCGGGGTCTGGATAGCTCTCACAGTCGCCGTTCTGCATCTTTTTGTGATAGCCCTCAAACGGGTGTAACAGGGCATCTGTACATAGTTTGACTGCTTGTGAAGTCATGAGTTGCTACGCTTTTCAATGGAACGACCTAGGAACCAGAATGTTAGGATCATGTTTAACATTGCAAAGTCGTCGGGTGTCCAGTGGTTGCGTGCTATGTCGATCCAGTTAGCACCAGTATTAACAGCATGCACAATGATGGTGATTTTAAAAGCCACATACATACCAAATAGTACATAAGTTACCATTGGTCGGACTAGGGCACTCAGTGCAGCTACCCAGCGGTAGCTTGCAGCAGCTTCTTTTGCTTGGCCCTCAAAGGCAGTTTGTATTGCTTGGGTCTGTGCAATGCTGTAGTCTACGTACTTTTCGTCGATGCGGATTTCGCCCTTGGTTTTTTCCAAGTCGATTTGTAGTCCATACATTGCCAGTTCGTGTTTGCGATCGTCTTTTCGGTCAAAAAACTTCAACACCTCTGGGGCCAACCGAAACAATCCACCAAAGATTGATCCCAATATCCCGCTTGCT